TTTCAGATGCGTGGGACGTGTTCAGTGGCTACAACTACAAGGGAGACCCTACGGGCCTCTATGACGGCTGGGATGACCGGAGCTTCAAGCGGGTATCGGCTGCAATGGCTACAAAAGTCATGTTGCCGGACATCATGCCCATCTGGGTGCAGGGTATGCTCCTAGAGGGTGGGACGCTGGGAGAGCGGGCCTTGATGGGTGTGGGGGAAGCTGCCGGCCTGCGTGCGTATGAGCTATCAAGGCCGCAGCAATCGGAGATGGTCACGAAGGAACTCTTTCCAGAGGCCGAGAACTACGAGGCCCTCGATGGGAGATACCAGGCGGTTGTTGACAAGCAGGTGACGGAACGCTATGGGGAACGTGCGTACTGGGGGCCGAAGGGCCCGCTGTACAAGAAGAAGGACGAACACGATGCGGATCTCATAGAAGACCTGCAGGAAGGCGCAGATGATTGGCTGGCAAAGGCACCGCAGGATGAGGGGTGGAGTCCCAAGATATTCAGGAAGGGCTCAGGGAAGTGGCTTGGGTATAATGTGCTTCGGCAGAAACACCGGGACTACCTCTATGGCAGCAAGTGGGATGAGGACAAGGGACGCCTTGTAGGGGGTCTTTTCGACGAACTCTATGACATGGACAAGCCGAGGGAAGAGCCGGAAGAGGGCACACGGGAACACACCCTCTGGCAGTACTTCAAGATCTTTGAGGATGCGACCGATCCGGATACCGGGAAGCTGGACTGGGAGGAGTTCGACAAATTAGATGCGCGGTTCTGGACTGGCTTGAAGAAAGACCAGGTGGATATGGTCCTAGATAATATCCGCCTCATGGAAGGCGATTTCCCAGAACACGTCAAGAAGTTTAGGAATGCTGGCCGTTATGCAGCGAGCTTGGTGCTTACCGTCAACGGACATACTGGCACCTACTATGATTTAGAGAACCACGATCTGGTGGCACAGCGTCTTGCAGAGCTTGCCGGCGTGGAGCGTGTTGTGGCAGAGGAATACCTTGAGAAACCCCTCCTTGAGCGTGAGCAGATGTTAAAGCGCCCGGGTGCCGAGGGGCTTGCGAGGGCCTTCAACAAGACCAAACGTGATGAAGGTGTCTTGGGGCAACTCAGAGATTCATTCATCCGGCAAGCGAACGCGACTACGGGGGGGAAGTGGATATGGGCGATGATGGACGCTGGCTACGATTACAAGAATAGCGAGAAGATTAACAAGTACCTTTTCGGTCAGTTGAGGGCTGGCGCGGAGAAGCCCTCGATCCCTTATGACGAACTCTATAGAGCGTCTTTGAAAGACGGACAAGGAGCCACTACATATAGTGCCTTGACGGGCTAGTGTACTATATGTAGCAGGAAAAGGAGTGCGCTGATGGTTATGTCAACTGAGCCACAGGGAGCGGAAGAGCCGATTGAGTTCATTGAGCCGGTCGCACCAGAGGTAGCGGCAGAGGAAGCCCCTCCTACTGAGGTGGCTGATGCAGCCGAGCCTGTGCCGCCAGGGGCTACGGCAGACTTGTCTGGCGTTCCCCAGGTCGCTCCAGATGCAGGGGTGCCGGACCAAGTCCCAGCTCCGGCCCAGCCCCGGGTGGACCAGCGGGCCATCCAGGAGTTGCAGCAGCGCCGTGCTGCCGAGAACGAACGGCAATGGCGTGAGAAGATCGGGCGCTCTGCGCGTGCCTATGAGCAGCAGCTCCAGGAAGCTGGCTATATGCCGGAGCAGGCCCGGGACCAAGCCAGGCGTTATGTCCAGCATGAGCAGAAGGCCAAGCAGCAAGATGAAGAGGCGCTCAACATGGTTGGTTATGTGGAGGGACGCCAAGCGGCGGCTGTCCACTTTCTGAAGAAGCATGGGTTGGCAAACCAGCAAGTGCTTGACGACCTCATGGCCCTTCAGCAGACCAATACTCCGGCCGAGATGGAGAAGGAAGCGCAGCGCATGAGGCGTGAGCGGGCTCTCGTGGCGGAGAACGCGCAACTGAAGCAGGGTCGTGTGCCGCCGCAGACCTTTGACAACAGTCAAGGCGCTGCGGAGGCCAGCAACAACGACGCACGGCTTCTGGATGCGTACATCAATGGGGACCGGTCTGATGCAGCGGTACGGGCCGCAGCGAGAATAACGCGAGGATCTTAGTCTGAGGAGGACTTAGATGGCACAGGCAGCTACTACTGGCAACTTAGAGAGCGCACAGAGGATCATCATCGCGACAAGCCGGTACACCGAGGAGCATAACGCTCCGGCGATGAACCTGATTGAGCAGTTCACCCTGCCCAAGGGCTCGAAGCAGGTGACAGTTCCCAAGGTCGGCCAGATGACCATGAGTGACCTCGTGGACGGGCAGGACATCATCGACGAGGAAGACATCGGCATGACCACGGTGGACCTGACCGCAGCGGAGGTCGGGGCCAAGATCATCCTGACCGACAAGCTCGTCCGGCAGAGTGCTGAGAACGTGTTCAGCATCATCGGGCGTCAGCTCGGTGACGGTATGGCCCGGAAGAAGGACGGCGATGTGCTGTCCCTCTACTCCGGCTTCAGCACTGACTTCGGGGCTGCGGGTAGGCCCATGAGCCTTGCGAACGTGTCCGCGACTGTGGCTTATGCCAAAGGCAAGAAGTTCGGCTCACAGGTCTACATCGTCCAGCACCCGTTCGCGGTGTGGGACATCGCCAACACGGCAGTGACGGCATCGACGACCTACCCGGTGCCGCATGGTTGGTCCGAGGACCTGCTGGGGAACTTCTTCAGCGGCCTCCGCCCGATCAACGGGGTTCCTATCTTCGAGGACGGCAACATTTCGATCGACTCTGACACCGATGCTATCGGCGTCTGCGCGGACAAGACGGCCTTGGCGGTCCTGAAGAGTGTGGACACGCGGACTGAGCGTGAGCGGGACGCATCCCTCCGGGCAACCGAGGTGGTGATCACCGCTGACTACGGTGTGTTCGAGCTTGACGACAGCAAGGGCGTTGCCCTCACGCTGGACGCTGGTGATCCTGCAACCTCCTCGTAGTGTGAGGTAAGACATGGCTATAGGAACGAGGGAACGCACCGAGCTACGTTCCGCTCTAGTGGGCCAGGGCTATCACTGGAACTACATCGACGAGTGGCAGCCCAAGGTGAGCCTCTACCGTCACCGGGCGATGGTATCGCCCAAGGGTGAGGTCGTGAGTCTTGCTGGTACACGGCTGGACAACCTCCCGGGTAGTCCGGACTATGTCAGCCGTAAGGCCAAGCAGGGCTTGTACACCTGGCCCCCGAGCGATGCGTGTGAGTGCAGGTGGTGTGGAGAGCGCAAGGCTTCGGTGTACGTCACGGGGGAGGTATCCGCTGCCCCAGTGGCAACGGAGCCCTCCGTGCCCGTGGTGCTGGCAGGAAGAGGAAAGAGGCGTATGGGTCCGCACTTCAAGGTGGACAGCTAGGTGTAAAGATTGCCGTGCCTAGCGCAAAATCTACAACGGTGATCGCAGGACTTTGAGCCTGTAAGAAAGGATCTGAGATGTCATTCCCGAATACGATCAGTGGAATGTATGGGTGGGAGAAGCAACAGACCTCTGAGCAAAAGCACAAGCTCGGAACCGAGATGGTGTTTGTGGACGGAAGAAAGTTCAGGTATGTAGAGAATGGCGGTTCAGCTATTACAGAAGGGCTGCTAGTAGTAAGCGAGGCTCCTGCTGGCAACCACGATGAAGACCTGGCGGTAGCAACCACTGCTGCTGGTTCAACTACTGTTGCGGTGACGCTTGGGGGTACCGAGGCTGCGAAGAACCTATACGCAGAAGGGTACTTGTTCATCAACATACCTATCTTGGCTACATCTGCCAATCCGCATGAGATGTACAAGGTCAAGTCTCATGCTTATGTAGCCTCTGGTGGTGTTTTAACTGCAACTCTTGACGAGCCAGATGGCTTGGTCACCGCGATTACTAACGGGACAGAAACAGTAGGCTTAATAAAGAGTCCTTACAAGGACATCGTTGTCGCTCCTGCTGCTGTTGCAGGCAGGTTTGTTGGCGTTACAACCAGAAGCATGACAGCCGATTACTTTGGTTGGATTCAGGTAGCTGGACTAGCTACAGTAGCTATGGATGGCACACCAGCATTTGGAACCCTTGTTGGTGCAAGCTCTAACCACGCAGGTCAGTTCCTAGCCATTGGTGCGGACACTACCCCGGCCATAGCTAGGGTGCATGGTAAGGCTGGTGTGGACAATGAGTACCACACCGTATTTTTGATGAACCTATACTAGGATAGGATAGGCATGATTCAGGAACTATGGACTCCGACAGGGGCTACCCATCTAGGGTTAGCCCCTGTCGGGCGCAACGTTGAGACGGGTGGCAAGGTCGTCACTCATACCTTTATGCTCAAGGGCAAAGATAAGTTTGGCGTTGAACACAAGGAACG